CAACTATATCCAAAAAAAAGCCCCTTATTAGGAGCTTTAATTTATTATGGTTAATACTATTAGTAGTTTAATACACAGTAATCCATTGCTACTGTTATTGATAATTCAGCTACATCAGATGTTGCCCAATCAAAAGAACCTTGTGCCATATTAGTTATGAAAGCTCCTTTTACTACCCACTCACTTACTACATCCCCTACAGGACCTAGTACGTTAAGAGTTAAATCTTTTTTATAAAAGTCTGAATATCCAGCTCTTCCTGTTACAGACTCATAAGATAGTCTTGCCCAGTCCATTACTGCTTGTGCTCCAGATGGTGTTATTGGATCATATAAAGTCATATCCATGTTTTCCCAATTTCTCTTTCCTCTTATCTTACGATAAGTATTCATGTGATCAAGTTTAACTTCCTCGTCAGTAAATGAAGGAGCCGTTACATTCTTAATCATGAATGATGGAATTGCATCAATATACATGATGAATCTATTTTGTACCTTCGGCTCGAAGGCTCTGAACATTATTTCGTTAGGATCTAGTACTGCCATTTTTATGTGTCTTTATTATAAATATCTATTAATTAAATTATGCTCCAAATGTTGCTCCTGTTGGTTGAATTGTGAAGTCTAGTACTACAAATTCTACTGTTTTAGCAGGCTGAATAAGTACTTGACCTATTAATTGATTTCTATCTATAGTATCGTTAGTATTATTACTATCGTCCATTACTACTCTATAAGCAAATAGACCTTGTCTCTGTACTACTGATTCTAAGTAAGGATTAACAGTTGCTAAGAAAGAATTTCTTGTAGCAATAGTATTTTGTTCAAATACTAACTCTTTTCCTACATCCCCTAAGAACTTCTTAAGGTCAATTAATAATCGTCTTACATTTACTCTATCTAAAGCAGACTTTTTCTTTTGTAATGTCTTCTGACCAAATACTGATATTCCGCTTCCTGGGAAAGTAGCAATTGGATTTACGTTAGCATTATAAAGAGTGTCTCTTTGAGTTCTTGTTAACTTTCTTTCGGCTTGAATTACATCTCCTAAACCACCTCTAGTTAAACCAGCTGGTGCAAACCATGGTGCTGCTGCTCCATCTGTGAATGCATATACTCCTGGTATAACGACTGATGCTGGGATCCAAACATTCTTACCTGTAGAAGATAGAGTTTGTAACCAAGGCCAGTAAGTAGCTGCATAAGAACTATTTAATGAGCCTGCTGTTCCTGTTGCATTAGCAACTGTTGCTCCGTAGTTCTGTACATCTACTACTGCGATACAATCTCCTCTGCTCTCTGCAGTAGAAATAATTGAATCTAGTTGTGTTTTGTGATCTCCGAATTCATATATCAATCCTGGTGCAGAAATTATGTTATAAACGTACTCGTCTTGATTTCCTAGAATTGATATTGCATCTGCATAACACGCTGCTGTTAGACCTTGTGAATCTCCTGCTGCAATGTTTTCGAAGTATTTGTCTCTTGATGCTCCAGTTCCTATTACATTACCTCCTGTACCACTTAAGAATGATCCAGATTGTGCTGCTGGTAAAGATCCCGACATTACTACTCCATCTTTACTATTAACTGTTATACCATCGTTTGCTAAATAATCTAATGTATGGTTAACTGTATCAACTCTAATAAATTTAGAATTGTTGATATATTCACCATTAGAAGTAATGTAGTATTGTCCGTTATCTACTGCTTTACTCTTAAATTGATTACCTATTACTTTTTCTATATACCCTTCTGAATTTGGATCTAATGATAAATCATTCCAAGTTTCAAGGATTATTTTATTTTTTGAATTATCGTCACCTCTTCTTACTAGAAGTCCGAATGTTCCTGAGGAATTGTCTACATTTACAACTTCCCATCTAAGGTTATCTGATGAACCTGAGACTAAAGAGCCATCAGTGTTTTCATCATATCCAGTTTCATTATATGTTGAACCTGTTACGTTGTTATAAATTGTTCCTTTTCCTAATGTCTTAATCGCAAATGGAGCTGTTGCTGATACACCTGCTGATATAGTAGTGTTGTTTGCTACTCCAAATGATCCTGTAACAATTCTTGTTACGATCATAGAATTACCACCTTGATTAAAATAAGATTTTACAGCTAAAGAAGTTAAGAATTCTTGTTTTGTAGAACCAGAAGTGAAAGTTGTTCCAAATATATTTTGGTATTGACCGTATGAAGTAACCTTAGTAGGTTCTTCAGCTGGTCCTTTTACTGTAGGTCCAACAATTGCTGCCCCTGCTTCGATTGCGGATGGTGCGATAAATGAAATGTCGTTTTCTCTCGCTAGTACGCCTGGGGAAATTAATGTTTCTGCCATGTTTTGAAAATTATATTATTGAGTACTCTTATAAATATCATCATTATACCTAAAACGCATCTATTATTTCTGCTTTTGTGGTACGATAATAAATAGAGTATAAAACTCTTAAACAGTCTTAGAAGGTGTAAATACTTTCTTGTCTATATCCATAGAACCTTTACCGTACTTTTCGGCAAGATGTTGCTGTAACTGTTGTTCAAAAGTAGAAAGTTCTTCATCAAACTTTATAGCTTCTTTTTCTCGTTTTTTTAAATTATATCTTAGTACTCCTAAATCTTGAATTTCTTTTAAGAGTTTTTGTTTATTTACTCTTAATTTTTCTAATGCATCTAAGTCTTCTGTACTTACTGTAACCTCTTTTTCGCTCATATTAACTCTTTGTTTTTATTGTATACTGGTTTAAAATTTTTATTGTATTCAAATAATTCAGTTTCTATAGGAAACATTTCTTCAAATGATTGATTTCTAAATTTATCTAAATTTCTATTATACTCTAAAAACTTTTGCCAGTCTATTCGTTTACTCGGTGCTTGTCTTATATGTTTAACAATATATTCAAGCTCTTCTTTTATTTCTGGATATCTTACAGGTTCTGCCCTCATAGCCTCTATCACCTTATCCTTTAATTCTTCTTTTATATTAGTACAGTTATAATAACCAGGAGCATATACTCCGTTAGAATATATTCTCATACCCCTATCTTTAGCCCAAGTAGCACATTTTACATACCCTAGTACATTTGTAATTTGATAGCTAAAACATACCTCTAATTCAAAATTAGGAAAATCTTTTGTATTTTCCAACCAAGTCTCCATAATATTTTCTGTTTCTGGCCATTTAGCAGGGTATCTTATATATTCGAAGTGATTACCTATACCATCAATACTAAAGGATATAGCAACGTTCTTAAAGTTCTTTAATATTTCAACATATTCTTTTTTAAAAATAGTACCATTAGTATTAAAATGAGCAGATTGATTTTTAGCATAACCCTGGTCTACACTATACTGAAGTATCTCCCATTGCTTTTTAATCATCATAGGCTCTCCTCCGTACATATCTATATGCTTTACATATTTCATGTTAGATTTAATTTCATCCCATATCCTACTTTTATCTGTAAAAGAATTATTGTGTTGTTTAGCCATCATGCTAATTTCTTTCTTAGTACGACGCTGACCCGGTTCGTTTACTAAGTTATACTCATCTCTCCAGTTTATACTAGCTCCTATAGAACACATCCTACAAGCTAAGTTACAAATGTTACCTAAATTAACTTCAAATAAATGAGGTGTATTCAAAATTACATTATCTTGTAATGTTTTTTCATTATCTCTTATACGTTTACTTGCTCTTCCTAATTCTTCTTCTTGCCAACAGTCTCCACATAGAGGATTTTTAATTCCATTAGCAAAGTCTTCTCTCAATTTTGCTAAAGTAGGAGACATAAAAGCTTCTTCAAAAGTATTTTCTTTAGCAGTTAAAGTTTTACCGTTTTCATCTTTATATTCTACGTGCCTAGCAACACAACAAGGTGAAAAAGAACCGTTTGTCTGAATTCTAAGTCCAGCATCTATATTTACACATCTTAAACTCATAAAATAGTTAAATTATGTCTAATATTATTAACCAATGGTAACTGTTTATAAATATCCATTAACTTATTGAATTCTGGATGGTTTGGATTACCTACATCTACGGAATCCATTTTTTCTTTTGACCAGTGGCCCCAGTTTACAACTCTATTATAAAAAACATTCCAATCTTTACCTTTACCGCCAAAGATCTCTCCTGCTAAATAATAGAAATCTTTCATTTCGGTATAATTATCATTCTGAACTACAAATGATAAGGTTACATTTTTTAAGGTTGGAATATTAGATATGTAATCTAAATTACTCATTAACTTATCCCATTTACCTCCTAATCTAGTTTTATTTTCATAAGTATCTTTACAGGATGCATCAACTGATATTTCACAGCTCTTTACAAATCTATGTACGTTTTTCATTCTAACCCAATTAGATTCATTCCACAAGGTACCGTTAGTGTGTAAGTGTATAGATTGTAATTTAGGATACTTAGAAGGATCAAAATTCATCATCCA